GGGGGGGGGATAATCATAATGCTGTACTAAAACATCAGCAGCCCCGCATACTGTCGCGTCCGATGAAAAATCGGACTTGAACATCCAGGTAAACAAAGATAGGTGCGGTCCGATTTTTCATCGGCCGCACCAGTTTTAAAACCATCATATTAACCCTCAACCGGGTCCACGGTAGGACCTGGTTGGGGATCGGTAACAGAACCAGAAAGAACATCTTTACGGGAACGAGCGTTATGCAAGGCAGTTTTAATGCCTCTGGCAAACTCTATACGCTCGATTTCATCCATCCTTTCGAGGTCATCAGGTATTAGTGGATCATCACTGTACACAGGAGGGAACACCGCGACAGCACCTCCTTTAACATAGCGCTCAAGAAGGGTTTTGAGGCTAAGAGATTGACCAGGAATAGTTAGCGAAGGCAGAGTGAATACTTCGCCATTTGCACCAGGATAGTTACTCCAATTTGTGATCATAACGTACGATTTTGTTTAGACTTGTGATAGAATTTACGATAACGTTCGACACGCTGCGAATCTTTAAAAGCATTATAATCGAGGGTATAACCCTTTGAATTATAGTCGATACGTTGCTTTTCAGCCAGATTAAACAGGGAAGATTGAACTATAGAAACTTGTTGAGCCTTTTCGGCATCCGTAAATATTTTATTACGATAATACCGGGGCATAGCAACCTTATGTCCACTAAGTTTAGTAACGAAAAGTTGATCGATATGCTTTTTATGATACGAAACAACATTGTCAGATAAGTAAGAAGATCCAAGGTTTTTAGACATAAGAGAGAATTCAGGTATGCGGTCATCTCTAGAATGTTTACGACCAAACGAATCTTTATCTATGTACTTCATGGTATACGCTATAGAATCTGTATTAACAGAGCCAACATGAACACCACCAATAGAAACGCCATCTATACACCACGCATCGGAGAAAAACTGTATGTCTGGACAATTAAAACAAATAAAGTGGTAATGTGGTCGCGAATTTTGCGAACCATATTCACCAGCCAGATAATATTTCAGTTTGACATCCTTACACAATTTACGGAGACGCTTGAAGTACTTTTGAACGTCCGACTTATCCAAGGTCATGAAACCGTTATCAGTAATAGGAACACAACGAGTGTCGTAAGTCAAGGTAACAAAGTAAGCGGAGGAGGACACTTTGTCCTCCTCCAGCAAACGAAAAACCCACTCATTCACTCTCCGTAACTTACAGTCAGGACACTTACCGCATGGAACTGGTATCTTATCCAAAGCCCATTTAGTAGGCTGAACATAATAGGGAGATTGACAAGCCATGACTAGATAGTGGGTATACCGAAACGCGGCAAAGCACGTTGTACGGAAATGTTATTAAAAATGTGTGAATAGATATGATCCGCACCAGGATCAACTACCGCAAAGATGCGGGGATCAGGATTACAGGTAACAAACTCCTCAGTGAGTTCGGGAGGCCCATCAAAGATGCGACCAAGGTGCCAATAAGAAAGCGAATCTTTCATTTCACCGGCAACACGAGAATTCATGAATTTGTACTCCGCATAACGGGGAACGTAGCCGAAAACAAAGTCGGGGTTTGCAGCAGCATAAAACACTTCCTGTTCGAGGACTTCCTGTTCACCGATATTGGCAAAAGTTGGCCAAGCATAATCAAGCGGATCAAACCGGAAAAGTGAACGGTGCAAACCTTGTTGATACGCCGTTACAGGTTGCACGTTTATGATACCGATGACATAACCATGTTCTTCTGCCTGGTACGAGAACGTATTACCACCACCTACTGAAATACCATGCCCGGCCATATTACCTACAGGAACATCCGCAGCAGTAGTTTCGGCAGTAGCAAGCACTTCGGATATAACCATGTTTTGTTTTGAACCTCCGATATACTCGGGACGCTGCAAACGCTTATCACTGGATTTAACACCGAAGTGGGAAAGGATGCTTTCTACATACCTGGTACCGCCACGTGCATTCTTTTCAAGCCATTCTTGCAACTTCAACGCACGCCGAAACGTATTGATGTCGACGGCATCGGCTTGTATGTCTACAACCTGATTACCGTTAAAGTCAAACGTGACAGGATTACCGGAACTATCCTTCAACGCATTGGCGTCAGGAGAATACGCACCGACAGATAACGCACCTGCCGCAGCATCGCCACCAGTACCAATATTAATAAGCAGGGCTGGATCATCACCCAGAACAGGAGTGACAGGTATAGGGCCCTGATCAACAAGCGGCAACTGTACGGAATCACCCTTTTGGGCAAACGGCAAAGCAGAGGTGAAATAGTCGTGCATCCAAGCACGGCGAAGAAGATCGAAATTACCCTGGTAGGCAGTATTAACACCGGCAACAACTGGCGTAAAACGTTCAGTAACCAAGTTCTGGTCTCTGTAATATTCATCGAATATTTTGTAATACGCAGCAATTGGAAGTGGAGACATTTTGGATGAAACTACAGGCTCGGTAGTAGGATAACCGAGATAATCCTGCAAACCTCCAACCAGATAAGAATGACCAGGTGATAGGTTAACATAGGGCGCTTCTACATCGAGTTCCCGGGTAATCCATTTTTCCCATTGATCCCATAAAATACGTGTAGGAACAAAGTAATAGTGGGTAGTTACATTGACCTTGTGCATCACCGGCGCAATGAGAGGAGCAAACCGCAACATATTCTCAACAGAGATATTGAAACGATCTCCAGGCAAAGCCTCCATAACACAAGTAGGAACCAATTCACCCATAGAGAAAGACATCTTGACATCGTGCGAAAGGTCAAAACGATTCCTTTTGATGCCTGGCAATTTAACAGAATTAAAAATATTTAATCCCATGTTTTAAAGATTCATTGTTAATTGATCTGGTGAAATTTCCGGTTTGGATTTTGGGTGTCGAGGTTTCCGAACAGGTTTAGTAGGCGGCGTTTTAGGTGGCCCTTTAAAAAAGGTAACCCAGGGGGAAATATACCGGCTATAAACGAATACCGCCGCGAGAGACGTAATAAGAACTACTTGAAGAAGAACGACGACGAGAGCGACGACGGCCGCGAGAAAAAGAACGTTTTGCATAGTATTTCATTTTAAAAAGTTTGTGTTCCACATGGAACAAGTTAAAGAAATTATTTAGTGAAAAAATCCCACATAGAGTTGATACCCTGCGTGATTGCACGATACCACAACGGATCACCAGGACGGATGTTATCCCGCGATAATTTTACATCCAAGTCCTTAATAATACCTTCCTGAGACATAAGACGAATGGACTGTCTGATGCGAGCAGTATCTGCCTTAATACGCGAGATTTCAGCAGCATCTTTAGTTTGCTGAATACGCATAGACTGACGTTGGACGTAGGCACTTTCGATACGAGACATAGCCTCCCGGAGAGATGATGAAGCCTGAACAGATTCACGAATATCACGACGTGTAGAAAGATCAATATTAGTACGCAACTGGCGTAAGGCCTCCCGGCGAGCATCGGCAGAAACAGAACGGAGTTCAGTATCAAGACCGAGATCAAAGCGAGTACGATCCGTTCCCGCTTGTGTAGATTCCACTTGTGCAGCACGCAAAACAGCGTCTTGCGCTTTTGTAGTATTATCGGCCTTTAGATTGTCCAATTGAGCCTGTTTAATATCCAGGTCATACATAGAGGAGATCAAAGACAAACCGCCAGCAGAAACAGCATTACCATACTCAGGAGAGCGAAATTGCGGAGACTGTACGTCAGGTGTAGGAATAGGTGCGGCATTCCCGGGATTGCCTTGCCCATATATCATATTAGGATTAAGACCGGCCGCCTGAAAGCGCTTCATTTGCGCTTGCGGACTATTGTACTCATTTTGTGTATTCCAGAATGCAAGGTTATCAGCCTTTTGTCTATCATACATTTCACGAGAAAATTGCATACTCAAAGCATTTTGCTTACTCTGATTAGCAGAATTAATAAGACCGCCGGCCCCAGCAGACAGGGCGCCGACGATAGAATTCCAAAGTGGCATAGCATTTAGAATTTAAGAAACAATGTGATTGTTATTTGACACAGCCTTTCAAAGAACATTTGCCCAAGGGGGGTCTCTATGTTTCGCCCTTGCAACTGCCCCAAAGGTATGTTTATGGGCTTCACATTTACAAGCCCCCAGGGCAATTATTTTAGGGCTAGTGTCAATTAGCAATTATACATCAAGTAATAATTGCAGAATGCCCGCCTAAGATGGTGGTGAAGAATACACACACCGGGCGGGCAAGGAACGTCCTAGAACTCACAGTTAATGCGGGGGGGGGATAATCATAATGCTGTACTAAAACATCAGC